AGCATACGGCATCCTAGACACACCAGAGAAGACGTATTTTAGTTACTACGGTGCAGACAGTGCGACAATACCTATAGCCGCTAAGGTCAGGTTACCAGATAAGCAGTTTTCTACTGTCGGAGAGTGGAAGGAAGCGCAGCTATTTGGTCAGCAATTGTTCACTGGCGGTGGTAAGTACGTCACTATCTTTGAAGGCGAGTACGATGCCGCAGCAGGCTACCAGATGCAAGGTAGCAAATACCCTTGTGTCAGTGTACGTAATGGCGCTAGTGCAGCTCTAAAAGACTGTAAGGCGGCTTACGAGTGGTTAGACACCTTCGACGCTATTGTCGTATGTTTTGATAGCGACGATGTGGGCCAGAAAGCAGCCAGAGAGGTTGCAGAGCTGTTTGGTGGTAAGTCAGCAGTAATGAAGCACCCGCCACAGTACAAAGACGCTAACGACTATCTGATGGACAACAACATCAAAGACTTCACCGCAGCATTCTGGGCGGCAGAGAAGTTTGTACCCGATGGAATCATTAACGGTGCTGCACTCTGGGAAGAGGTTAACAAGCCACTAGAGAAGTCAGCAGTCATGTACCCGTGGGACAGCCTTAACAAGCTAACATACGGCATTAGAGAGGCAGAGCTGGTGACAATCACAGCAGGTTCTGGACTAGGTAAGTCTCAATTTGTACGTGAGATAGTGTGGCACATCCTCAAAAACTCAGAAGAGAACATTGGCCTGCTATTCCTAGAGGAGAACGCCAGAAAGACAGCGTTGTCGTTGATGTCATTAGCCGCAAATAAGCCGCTACATCTACCAGACGTAGAAAGCACAGAAGAGGAACGCTGGGAAGCCTTTGAAGATACTATGGGCACTCAGAGACTGTTCTTGTTTGACCACTTCGGCAGCACCAGTATTGACAACATTGTCGCTAGGTGTCGCTACATGGCTAAGGCGCTAGACACTAAGTTTTTGTTCCTAGACCACGTTAGTATTGTTGTATCAGCTCAGAGCAACGGTGACGAGAGAAAAGCTCTGGATGAGATATGCACAAAGCTGCGTATGCTAGTACAGGAAACAGGTATAACATTGTTTATGGTTAGCCATCTAAAGCGACCAGACGGCAAAGGCCACGAAGAGGGTGCAGCCAGTTCACTGTCACAGCTCAGAGGCTCTGCATCCATCGCACAGCTATCAGACATGGTGATAGGACTAGAGCGTAACGGTCAGGCTGATGATCCTATAGAGCGCAACACCACCAACGTGAGAGTGCTAAAGAATCGCTTCTGTGGCACTACAGGCAAAGCGGGTGGGTTGTTATTTGACGCTAACACTGGTAGAATGAACGAAATCAGAGAGGAAGCCCTGTAATGAGATGTTTAGCGTGTAATAAGGCATTAACGGATTTTGAGTCTACAAGAAAGTCAGCACAGAGTGGCGATTATTTAGATATGTGCAATGGTTGCTACTTTTACACCGACAATGAAATAAACACAATCGACAGAGAAGACCTACGGTCGGAATCAGATAACATACTGGAGAGTCAAGAATATGAGCAAGATTGGAAGCTGGGTAGTTGACCTACAAGAGCGTAAAGCTCAAATAAGACACACAAACCCTTACGACAGACACAGCAACAAAGAACCTAAAGCGAGTCAGTATTATGTTGATTACACTAGATATAGAAACCAACACTAAGCACGACATAATCTGGGTGGTAGTAACTCAGGACGTAGACACTGGCGAGATGCTAGAACACTACAGTGCTGAGACGCTGGAGCCTGTATTACGTGACTCGATTGGCGTTATTGGTCACAATATCATAGGCTTTGACGCGCCAGTGCTAGAGAAGCAGTGGGGATTGACCATTGATCCTAGCAAGCTCAAAGACACACTAGCACGCAGCAGGCTGTGGAACCCGTCACTAGAGGGTGGACACAGTTTAGCTTCGTGGGGTGAGCGTTTCGGTGACCAGAAGATAGACTTTAGCGACTATGACGGTGGACTGTCAGACGAGATGGTAGTGTATTGCAGACAAGACGTATCACTAACCACCAGACTCTACAAGCACTTAAACAAATGTTTTAAAGACGAGGGATTCAGCCAACAATGCGTAGATTTAGAAGAGCAGGTGTTCATCATTATGGCGCAGCAGGAGCGCAACGGCTTCATGCTCAACGTAGAACAAGCCAGCTCGCTCTGGGTAGAACTGAACTACAAGATGCTACAGATAACAGCAGACCTACAGAAAGTGTTCCCACCGATAGTGGAGGAGCGTTGGAGCGAGAAGACAGCAAAGCGCCTGAAGGATAAGGTAACAGAGTTTAACGTAGGATCTCGTAAGCAGATAGCTGAGAGGTTACAGAGCGTAGGTGTAAAGTTTAAGAAGAAGACAGACAAGGGCGCTATCATTGTCAACGAGAAGGTCTTGGAAGGCATTGACATACCAGAAGCTAAGATGATCTACGAGTATCTAATGCTACAGAAACGCACCGCACAGATAGATTCATGGTTATCCTTTCAGAAGGACGGTAGAGTTCACGGTAGAGTGATTACCAACGGTGCAGTGACAGGTAGAATGACGCATCACAGCCCTAACATGGCTCAAGTGCCGTCAGTGTCTGCACCGTATGGCAAAGAGTGTAGATCGTTCTGGTGTGTACCTGAGCATTACAAACTTGTAGGCATAGACGCTAGTGGTTTAGAACTACGTATGCTGGCACATTACATGCGCGACGATAACTACACCAACGAGATACTGAGCGGTGACATCCACACAGCTAACATGAAAGCAGCAGGGCTAGACTCACGCCCACAAGCGAAAACATTCATATATGCTTTTCTTTACGGTGCTGGCGCAGCCAAGATAGGTCAGATAGTTGGAGGTGGTTACAAGGAAGGTGAGAAGCTGATAAACTCCTTCCTACGCAACTCACCAGCACTAGACAATCTTAAAAAGCGTGTAGCAAACTTCGCCAGCAGCGGCACACTACCCTCGCTAGACGGTAGACGCTTACGAGTGAGAAGCGAACACGCGGCGTTAAACACATTGCTACAAGGCGCTGGTGCTGTCGTAATGAAGCAGGCACTAGTGTTGTTAGTACAAGCGTTAGACACGTACAGGATACCGTACAAGTTAGTAGCTAACGTGCATGATGAGTTCCAGATAGAAGTACCAGAGTTCTTTGCACACACTGTAGGCAAAGCAGCAGTAAAGGCTATCAGAGATGCAGGCGATGTACTAGAGTTACGCTGCCCTCTCGATGGTGAATACAACGTAGGAAACAATTGGGCTGAAACCCATTGACAAAACCATACCAAAAATGGTATAATATATGTAGATCAGTTGTGATCTAAAACAGCAAGTAAACGCAACATTTCAATCAAAGGTGATAGTATGAACGAAGCAAAACCAGTAACAGTAAACGCAGACATGATGTGGTCTAACCTTAACGAAGTGAACCGTATGTCAGGTAAGTTTCAAGTAGACCTAGCTCAACTGTCTAAAGCAGCAGTAGAAGCTCTTGAGATGCAAGGCTTGAATGTACGCAGCAAAGACGGTCAGGGCAGCTTCATTACCTGTAAGTCTAGCCACCCTATCCGCATCTACGACACAGACGGTGCTGAGATCCAAGGCATCCTAGTAGGTAACGGCTCTAAAGCTAAAGCAGTAATCAGTACCTATGACTGGAAGTCGCCAGCAGGACAAGCAGGACGCAGCCCTACACTGCTAAAGCTAGTAGTAACAGACTTGATTCCATACAGCGGCGGCGCAGCAGAAGTTGCTGAAGTCAATTTGGAAGAAGCTTTGTGATTTTAATTGATGCAGACATACTGGTCTACCGTGTAGGTTGGTCGTGCAATGAGAAGTCTGAGAGCGATGCTATCAATAAGATGGACGATTTAATCGAAGACATCCTAGGTCAGCTTAGTGCTGATAAGGAAACCTCACACTATGTTCTGTATCTAACTGGTCGTGGCAATTTCAGGACAGAATATGCCACTACCGCCATCTACAAAGGCAACAGGAAAGATAAGGAAAAGCCAGTACACATCCAATTACTCAGGCAACACCTTATCGACAACTGGGCTGCTGTTGTCACCGAAGGCGAAGAAGCAGACGATGCTATCGCCATTGCAGGAACGAAGCACGGTGACAAAACTATTATGGTATCTCTGGATAAAGACTTTGATCAGATTCCAGGATGGCACTATAACTTTGTAAAGAAGAAGCGTTACTACGTTACACCAGAAGAAGGTATGCTGTTCTTCTACCGCCAGATACTGATGGGTGACCGCATTGATAACATCATAGGCATCTATGGCATCGTTGAGAAGAAGTCAGCTAAACTGCTAGAGGACTGTGTTACTGAGCAGGACTACTACAGCAAGTGCGTAGAGATGTATGACGGAGACGAAGACAGAGTGATAGAGAATGGTAGGATGCTCTGGCTTAGACGCTACGATGGCGAGATATGGAGCTTTAAAAGTGAGGAATAACGGTAGATGGACAGAGGCGAGGTTTAAGTCCTTCATCATCTCAGCACTGCGAGGCGCTCACGGTAAATGGGGCGTTAAGCACGATGCTAAGAAGACAGCTTGGGTAGAACGTGGTAAATACCAATGTGCTAACTGTAATAAGATTGGGCCAGCCACACTACCACCGCTAGAAGGACGAACTCGTAAACGTAACAACGCAGCAGTTGATCATATAGATCCAGTAGTTAACCCTGAAGTCGGCTTCGTAGATTGGAACACCTACATAAGCAGAATGTTCCTAGAAGCGTCAGGCTATCAAGTGTTGTGTTACAAGTGCCATGCTGAGAAGACAGCAGTAGAGCGCAAGAGGAGAAAGAAATGAATCAATTAGATATGCTATCGAGAACCACTGATCCTGAAACAAGTAGAGAAGCTGCTAGACAAATGATAGAGTCTGGTGCATTAAACGCACAGAGTCAGTTTGTTTACTCAGTATTAGCAGACAACCAAGGCTTAACTAGCAGGGAACTAGCTGATATAGGAGGTGGTGATGTACACCAACAAAGAGCTAGGTTTTCTCGAAGACTTCCTGATTTAGTAAAGAGAGGCGTAGCTACACAAGGAGAAGCACGTATTTGCAAAGCCTGTAAAAGAACTTGCGTCACTTGGTTCTTAACTGACGAGGTTGCTTATAATGACTAAGCATCTAGTAATACCAGACACACAGGTTAAACCAGATCACCCTATTGAGCATCTACGTTGGGCTGGTCAGTACGCAGCGGATAAGAAGCCAGACGTTATCATACACATTGGCGACCACTGGGACATGCCTTCACTGAGCAGCTATGACGTAGGCACACGCAGCTTTGAAGGTAGACGCTATACTAAGGACATCGCCGCTGGTATCACAGGCATGGAAGCATTCATGGAGCCTATCAAGGAAGAGCAACAGCGTCTGATCCGTAACAAAGACAAGCGTTGGAATCCTCGCATGGTGTTCACTCTTGGTAATCACGAGAACCGCATCGAGAGAGCTATTAACGCTGATCCAAAGCTAGACGGTTTAATTAGCTACAGGGATTTTCAGTTAGAAGAGTTTGGCTGGGAAGTTTATCCATTCCTAGAGCCTGTGATCATTGACGAAATAGCTTACGCACACTACTTCACCAGTGGCGTTATGGGACGGCCTGTAAGCTCTGCTAAGCTAATGTTGCAGAAGAAGTATATGAGCTGCATCATGGGCCACGTACAGGACAGAGACATAGCCTATGCACGCAAAGCAGACGGTACTAACATGCTAGGGTTGTTTGCAGGTATCTACTACCAACACGACGAAGATTACCTAACACCACAGACTAACGGTAGCTGGTCAGGTATTTGGATGTTGAATGAAGTTGCTAATGGTGGTTGCGATGAACTACCAGTTAGTATAAACTACTTGAGAGATAAGTACGGAGACTAAGATGGCTCTCACATATTATGATTTGCTAGGCAGAATGAAGCTGATAGACGAGATAACACTCATAGAGATACTAGAAGTAACCTCAGAAGAGTTAGTAGACTTGTTCAGCGACAGAATTAACGATAGGTTTAACGAATTAGTAGAGGATTTTGAAGATGAGTATTAATGACGCAACACGGTTTGATTGGGATCGTTTACGAGAAGCACATCCACCGCTTGAACGAGAACCCGATGACACACGGGCTGAGTTACCACATAAACTGCATGCCCCACTGCTTGATAAGTACATTGCACTAGCTAACGAAGAGCAACGACAGCAAGACTTATTAAAATCTCTGTGGGACGATGAGGAAGAAGCCGCCCATAGTTCTTGGGATAATGAAGTAGAGGATGTAGTCAATAACCCTGACCACTACAACACAGGGCGTATTGAATGTATCGAAGCCATTGAAGAGTCTATGTCCAGTGTAGCGTACAAAGGCTATCTCAAGGGCAACGCCATGAAGTACCTCTGGCGCTATGACTACAAAGGTAAGCAGGTAGAAGACTTACAGAAATGTCAGTGGTACTTAGCACGACTGACACAAGTAGTGGTGTTTGAAAATGAGGAGAATAACTGATGGACAGAAAACCAGTGTATGAGTTTATTTCTTATCCCAACTTTGGATTACCAGAGTCAGCAGCACCAGCTACAAAGATAGTACATACGTTGTACTCTAGTGACTTAACAATAACTGAAATGAGAGAACAGTTTAATTACTTTCTTAAAGCCTGTTCATATCACATACCGCTAGACGAGGAACAATAATGGATCAGTATCAACAGTTTATACACAAGAGCAGGTACGCACGTTGGCTACCAGAGGAGAGCAGACGAGAGCGTTGGGACGAGACAGTCAACAGGTATGTAGACTTCTGGAAAGACCGTGGACAGATAGACGATAAGGTAGCCCTTAAGTTATTCAATGCTATACACAACCTAGAAGTAATGCCTTCAATGCGCTGCATGATGACAGCAGGTGTAGCACTGGACAAAGATAATGTAGCAGGATACAACTGTAGCTACTTACACATTGACTCACCCCGTAGCTTTGACGAGCTGATGTATGTGCTGATGTGTGGTACAGGTGTAGGGTTTAGTGTTGAACGTAACTACATCAACAAGCTACCAGAGATTGCAGAGAGCTTCCATAAGACTGACAGTGTTATCATGGTAAGCGATAGTAAGATTGGCTGGGCCTCAGCATTCCGTGAGCTTATTGCTATGCTCTATGCTGGCAAGATACCGCAGTGGGATGTCAGTAGAGTACGTGGTGCAGGCGAGCGACTAAAGACTTTCGGTGGTCGTGCTTCAGGGCCAGAGCCTTTGATTGATTTGTTTAACTTCTGTATCGAAGTGTTCCAGAAGGCTAAGGGTCGTAAGCTAACCAGTATTGAGTGTCATGATATTGTTTGTAAAATTGCTGATATTGTAGTTGTAGGTGGTGTACGTAGGTCTGCACTGATAAGCCTCTCTAACCTCTCAGATCAACGTATGGCTAAGGCTAAGTCAGGACAGTGGTGGTTAGACGAAGGGCACAGAGCGTTAGCTAACAACAGCGTAGCGTACACTGAGAAGCCTGACTTCCAAGCATTCCTGTCAGAGATGCAGACGATGTACGAGAGTAGAGCTGGTGAGCGTGGTATCTTTAGTCGTGTAGCA